GTGTATCAGTAAGTTGGGATTATCTGAAAGAAGAGATTGCTATTGCCAAAGGGTCTCTAAGTAAAAAAGCTGAGTTTATTGTCAAGTACAACTGTATCAAGCAGAACAGCTCTCTCGCATGGCTCCCTGCTCAGGTGGTTAATGGGGCATGCGGCGAGCATATGGAACTGGAAGACTTCGCCGGGTGCTATTGCGTCGGCGGCATTGACCTTTCGCAAACACGCGACCTGACAGCATGCACGGCCGTAATCGAGAAGGGTGGGAAACTGTATGTATTTGCTCACTTCTTTTTGCCTGCTGAGCGTATTGATGAAGCGACTCAGAAAGATGGTATCCCGTACATGGCATACGTGCAGAGGGGATTCCTGACATTATCGGGCGATAACTTTGTTGACTATCACGACTGCTTCCGATGGTTCGCGGACCTAGTAGAAAAATACAAGATTCTGCCGTTGAAAGTTGGGTATGACCGGTATTCAGCGCAGTACCTTGTGCAGGATATGCAGGCGTATGGATTTCATATGGACGATGTATATTTTGGTGAAAATCTGTATGGCGTAATGTTGGAAACACAAGGATTACTAGAAGACGGAGTTATTAATATTGGCGACAATGATTTGATGAAAATGCACCTTTTAAACTCTGCTATGAAAATGTCCACAGAACGAGGCAGAGGCAAATTAGTTAAATTATCTCCGTCGGTCCATATTGATGGAGTTGCCGCGTTGCTTTGTGCAATGACTGTTAGACAGAAATATCATAACGAAATAGGAGAGCGGTTAAAAAATGGATGACTTCATTGTGTATATGCATGTCAATAAGAAGAACGGAAAGCGCTACATTGGCATCACATCACAAGAGCCAGAATTGAGATGGGCGAACGGCAAAGGCTATTACAGAAACAAACACTTTTCCGACGCAATAAATCGGTATGGTTGGGATGGCTTTTACCATGTAGTTTTAAAAACTCATCTTGATAAAGAATCTGCCTGTTCTGTCGAACAAGAGTTAATTGCCAAATACAAAACGACAGATAAGAAATTTGGCTACAATATAACTACTGGCGGTGAGTTTTTTAAACATTCCGAAGCATCTAAAATGTTGATGAGCCAGAACAGACAAGGAAAAGGAAGAGAACGCAAAACTCGAGAAACGATTGAAAGAATGAAAGCGAACCATTCGGGCGGTGCGGATAAAGTGGCTGTAATGTGTGTCGAAACGGGCGTAGCGTATGAATGTATCAATGATGCGGCGAGAGCAACAGGCATTAACAAAAAGCAGATTTCAGGCTGTTGCAGATGTGTACCGCATTTCATCACAGCGGGCGGCTATCATTGGCGCTACGCCTAAGAGGAATGAAAAACATGGGAATCTTTGACTGGTTATTTAAGAATAAGCCCGCACCGAAAGGGCAGTATCAAGGCGACTACAAACTGCTGACGGGATACACACCACATTTCACAAGGTGGGGCAGTGATGCGTATGAGAGCGAGGTTGTCCGCGCAGCTATCGGAATCCGTGCGACCCACATCAGCAAATTGAAGTTCGATATACAGGGATCAGCGAGGCGTGCATTGCAGGCGAAACTCAAACACGCGCCCAACCAGTTCCAGACGTGGAGCCAGTTCTTCTATCGTTTGAGTACCATCTTAGACATGCACAATACGGCCTTTATCGTGCCCGTATTTGATGAGTTTGGAGAACCAAGTGGGATTTATACGCCGCTTCCAAACCGCGCTCAAATCGTCCAATACGGCGGCACTCCGTATCTGCGCTATGAGTTCACATGGGGCGACACGGCAGCGGTAGAGATGGAATTCTGCGGAGTGATGACCAAATACCAATATCGCAGTGACTTCTTTGGAGAAGACAATCACGCGCTATATCCGACTATGGATCTGATCAGCATACAAAATCAGGGCATACAGGAAGGCGTTAAAAGTGCGGCGACTTATCGCTTCATGGCACAGATTAACAATTTCACCAACGCGGAAGACCTTGCCAAAGAGCGCAAGCGATTCACGGCGGAAAACTTGGCCCGTGATGCGGAAGGCGGCGGCCTGCTACTGTTCCCGTCCACCTACAAGGACATCAAGCAGATAGATGTCAAGCCGTGGGTGATTGATGCGGACCAGATGAAGGCCATTAAGGACAATGTTTACGAATACTTTGGAGTAAACGAAGACATCCTAACCAACAAGGCAGTTGGCGACGCATGGAGCGCGTTCTACGAGGGAGCGATTGAGCCATTTGCTATTCAGTTTTCAGAAGTTGTGACCAAGATGCTGTTTACACTGCGGGAACAGTCACAGGGCAATAAGGTGACAGCCACCGCGAACAGGATCCAGTACATGACCAACAAGGACAAATTGGAAGTAACAAACGGATGGGCCGACAGAGGCATGGCAAGCATTGACGAAATGCGCGAAGTGTGGGGACTTCCCCCGCTCCCCGACGGCAAAGGCGAGGCTATACCGATTCGAGGCGAATATTACGACTTGCGGAATGGCGACAGAATCCAAAGCATGACAGTGACGGAGGACGATACAGATGACGAAGGAAATTAGAGCGTTTAGCTTTGAGGTCCGCGCGGAACAGGATGAGGAACATGGTCATTTCTTGACCGGACAGCCAATCGTATACAACGAGCGGACAGATTTAGACTGGTACGATGAAATCATCGACGATGGCGCACTAGCGGAGACAGATCTTCGTGATGTGCGTTTTTTAATTAACCACAATACCGACATGATCCCGCTGGCACGTAGCAGGAACAACAACGCAAACAGCACTATGCAGATGCAGGTTGTTCCTAATGTCGGCATGACAATCCGTGTTGACCTCGATACAGAGAACAATGCGGAAGCAAAGAGCCTGTATTCGGCAGTAAGCAGGGGGGATATTTCCGGAATGTCCTTCATGTTCATTGTCGATTCGGATATATGGGAAGACCTCGACAGCGAGCACCCCACAAGGCACATTCGGAGCATTTCCAAAGTGTTCGAGGTTTCTGCTGTTACCTTCCCGGCATATGAAGCAACATCAATCACCGCACGCGGTTTGTCTGATGCACTGGATAGTGCGAAGGCATCACTGGAGAGTGCAAAAGCAGAGCGGAGAGAGATAGAGCGAAAGAAACAGTTAATTAGATTTTTAGCGGAGGTATGATCAATGGATTTTACCACTATGACCGTTGAAGAGCTTGAGGCAAGACGTGCCCAGATTGTGGAGGAATCCGAACAGGACGGCGCAGACCTCAACGCACTTACAGACGAAATCAGAGGCATCAAGGCAGAACTTGAGGCCCGCAAAGAAGCCGCCGCGAAGAAGGCGGAAATCAGAGACGCAGTAGCAACTGGCGCGGGCGAAGTGATCGCAGAAGCCCCGCAGACCCCTATTCCTACGGAGGAAAGAAAAATGTTTAAAGTCGATTCTATCGAATACAGAGACGCATGGACAAAGAAGATCATCGGCAGAGAGCTGAATGAGGAAGAGCGCGCGGCACTCGGCGCAGCGGGTGCAGTGATCCCCACAATGACCGTTAATGCGGTATGGGATAAGCTGACCGCACAGGCTGACCTGATTGGCAAGGTCGATGTTTCCCAGTTCCCCACTTATGTCAGATTCCCGAAGGCAACCACAAAGAACGCTGCTACTGGGCAGGCAGTTGGTGCGCCCATCACAGAGTCCAGTGATGTTATCGGCTATGTCGATCTTATCCCGAACGAGTATGTGAAACTGCTCACAGTCGGCGCAGACATCGACCACATGGCAGTATCCGCAGTTCACGACTGGATCGTTAATAATCTCGTTGAGTCCATCCGCGCAGAGATCAACAAAGATATCGTAGTCGGCACTGGCACGAACGAGCTCAAGGGTATCCTTACATCCGTTTCCGCTGACTCTACTGCGATTCCTGCAACTGTTACAAAGGCTTCCCTGCTTAAGATCATGGGCGCTCTGGGCTCCAATTATCAGGCCGGCGCTGTATGGATCATGACCCCTGCTATGTTCTATGAGAACGTCATGACCATCACGGCCCTCAACGACTACATCATCAACAACGGCTTCGAGTTCAAACTGTTCGGACACGATGTTGTTCTGATGTCTGAGGCACTTGTTTCCAGCAAGGAGACTATCCTGTACGGTGATCCTAAGGCTTACAAGCTGAACATCTTCAAGGCTCTGGAAGTTAAGCCTTTTGAGACTGCAACAACCACAAACATCCAGTTCCGTGGCGCTACTATGGCAGATGGTGAACTGATCGACGCAGCGGCATTCGTAAGATTCGCTCAGGCGTAAACAAGACTGATATCCGACGGAGGTAACTATGGTAGATCAGGCCCTTATCTATTCCGCAAAAATGGCGGCAAGGATTACAACAGATTTTTATGACGTTGAAGTCGAGCGTCTGCTTAACGCGGCTATGTTAGATTTAGGCGTCGCTGGTGTGGTTATTCCGTCGGAAGTCGACGACCTTGTAAGACAGGCCGCAATTACTTACTTTCTGATGAACTTCGGGGCGCCTGAGAACTACGACCGTTTAAAGGCGTCCTATGATGAACAGAAAGCACAGCTCAGCACGAAGACGGGGTACACACAATGGACAGAAGCGACGTAATCAAGCTGATACCAGTCAGCTATACCAAAGATGCGAACGGGATCCAGCGAGCCACTGAGGGAGAACCCCGCGAAGTGATGTGTCAGGTGGACAGTGTGACCCGCTCCGAGTTCTTCGAGGCGGGCCGCAATGGTCTTAACCCGGAATTCGTGTTCCGTGTGTTCTTCGGCGACTATGATGGCGAGCGGTTGGTGGAGTATCAGAACAAACGGTACTCCATTTACCGCACTTATCATGGGCGTAATGACATGATGGAACTTTACGCTGAGCGGAAAGGCGGCACCAATGGCGGGAATTGACCTTGAAAGAGCTGTAAAAGATATCTTGCAGGACTATTCCGTTGAGGTCTCCAAAGCGGCGGCGGAAGCCGTCCAAGAGGTCACCAAAGAAGCCACGAAGAAACTGCGCCAGACATCGCCCAAGCGCAAAGGCAGATACGCAAGAGGATGGACCAGTAAGGTAGAGAAAACGACAACGACCGTTGATGCTACTGTATATGGCAAAACCGGGACGTACCAAATAGCCCACCTGTTAGAGCATGGGCACGCACGCAGAGGCGGAGGGCGTAACGTCGGCGGAATTGAGCACATCAAGCCCGTTGAAGAATGGGCGATTAAAGAGGTCGAAAAGCGCATCAGAGAGAAGGTGG